TTTATCAGTATTACGTCGTATAGAGAATAAAAATCCTTCAGGTTTGCTGTATAACATTATTCGTCGGCCTTCATTGCGGCAGCGTAAAAATGAATCAATTAAAACTTTTGCAGATCGAATAACAAAAGATGTTAAAGATCGTCCCGATTGGTACTTCATTCGTATGGAAATGTCCATAGATCCTTCAGAAATTGATCGATTTGAAATGGGATTAGAAGATTTGGTTTCAGATTTCTTACTCTGGTGGTCCGGTAAATCAGGTCACTACAAGAATACCAACCACTGCCAGAATAAGTTTGGTGCTTGCCAATTCGTGGCCTTGTGTTTGCGGGGTGAAAAATCTAATTACTATAAACGAGATTCTGTATTTAGAGAATTACAGGAGTTGTAATGAAAATCATAGTTATTGGAGGTGGTATATCAGGCAGGTTGTTTCAATTCTATGTCCCAGAAGCGCAGATACTGGATTGGGGAAAGCCTCCGAATAAGGCTAAAACATTAACACGAATGTACGGAGCAAATTATCTGTGGGAAGAATTACCTGATATTGAATGTAAAGAATTCAGCGTTGTAACTCATGTCGATGGGCAAGTAGCAACACAAGATTCTATCAGACGGTACAAAGACAAAATAGGAAAGACTTTTGACCAAGATAATTGGACTAATCAATTTAACCCTCTGATGACAGGATACGACATAGTATCTTTGCCAAAATCCGAAATAAGGTATGGGTGCCATGTAAAAGAAGTATTTGTCAAAGACAAAAGAATAATGTTGGATTCTGGTGATCAAATTAAATACGACGTATTAATCAGCACTGTACCTCTTTACGCTCTGCTGGATATGTGTCACATCGAACAAACCCGGCCTTTCGAATATCGGCCTATCTTCGTAAGAATAGAGGATCGACCCTTGGAAGCTCCATACGGTAAGAATGTCTGGTATGTAAATTATTTGTCAGACCCTGGCATTGCTCCTTACAGATTCACTGACCGTGAAGGATATCGCCATTACGAAGGGCTGTCTTCGATGGGGAAAATTCCGACCAGAAAAATTGTGCCTGGGAAAATATACCCGAACCATTCTTCTAAATGGGTTCTAGAATCTTTAGAACAAGATAATATATTTTGTTTTGGAAGATTCGCTCGATGGGACCCTGAAGAGCTTCTTCACCACACAGTTCAGCAGATTCAATCATGGAAAAACAAGATGTGATCGCATGTCCCAGGTGCAAGGAAAGTGGATCAATGATAGATACCTGCGTCTACCCTTCTATGTCAAAGATTGAATACTATTGCAATGTTTGCAGCTATTCATGGTTAGCGAAGAAAGACACAAAATGAATTTGAAAGATGTCTGGGAAGAACAAAAGGATTTTAACAATTTATTCCGTGATCTTCCTGATGGATTTGAAGAACAATCCCATCTAACCCAACATATGGTTCTGTGCATCATGTCAGAGTTGGACGAGATACTAAACACTGTTCATTGGAAGCACCATCGCAATATTTCCATTAAGTCAAACCCCCAACAGACGTTGTCAGAATGTATAGATGTATTTAAGTACCTTATTACAATTGTTCAAGCTTGGGGTTTTACAGAAAAAGACTTTATTGATGCTTTCTGGAAGAAATCAATGGTCGTTAGACAAAGGCGTTCAGAAGAATTTCTGAAAAATGTGAACGGTAAGACTGTCGCTATAGATATAGACGGAGTTATCTGTGACCATAACAAGGGATTCATGGAATGGATAAAGGGATACGACATAAAGCTATACAATCTGGCTATAGATAAGGCGTGGGATAGTTCAAAGGAATCATATAATCCTGTGTCGCGGCACGATGTCAACCTGTCACCTAACGAGTGGCAAGAATTAAAACATAAATTCCGAATCAGTGGGTATAAGGAATTTATGCCAGTATACTCTGACGCTAAAGAATTTTTGTATGAAATACGTCAAAAGAATATCACTATCGTTCTGTTAACTAGCCGACCAATAGACCGATACCCTAATCTTTACGAAGATACTGTCGCATGGCTGAAAAGAGAAGAGTTACCGTACGACATTATCTGGTGGGCATACGATAAAGCCGACCATGTAGTTGAGAATATTCCTAACCCTTTATTCGTCGTTGACGATGATTTATCTTTTATAAATCAATTTGATGAAGCCAATATTACTGCGTATTGGTTATGCAGAAAAGGAGGTAGTATAGACAATTTGTTGCGCTTAAATACATCCAGCAAGGTGCGGATGGTTCACAGACTTAACCAGATAACGATAGGAGATTAAAATGTCAGACTATGCCGATGCAGGACATCGACCTCACGGAATACATAAGGGACAAGATCCATGCAGCCAAAGCCAAATTACATATGGACCTGAATCCATCCATGTTACTTTGGACACATGGGGTCCGAAAGAGGATTTATATTCTACGCTGTACAATCAACTCCAATCCAATTGGGGTGACAATCCTTCTCGCGTAAAATGCGATTCAGATTTATCGTCACAACAGCTGTCGTATGTGGAATCGTGTTTCGAAGGAAAAACCCTTCAACAGTGTCTGGAATTGATTACATTTGCTTTTACAATTGACGGTGTATCAAGAGCTTGCACCCATCAACTGGTTCGGACACGTATCGGTGCCTCAGTCATGCAACACGGAGGCCGAGACAATGATTGGAGGCATCGAGACTGGACATTACCCGAAACCATACGACGAGCCTGTGTTCGGTATCCTGCTCCACTGGGGTCTTCTCCTGAAGAAGAACCCTACGATTGTTGTATCGATGACCCAGAACCTGTTGGTAATTATGTCGCTAAATCAGGGTCGTTAACATTGATGAAATCGATAGAAGATTATCTGAAACAAGGTAGGGAATTGTATTCAGCTTTAGTGGATTCTGGGATTCCCTGGCAGGATGCACGTCGGTTACTGCCCATCGGGACGCAGACATACATCCATATCAGCTATACGTATCCTTCATTAAGAGGGGTGCTTGCCAATCGATTAGAACATGTCATGGATTGGGAGATAAATTGTGTAGCGCAACTGATGGTGCGAGAGATAAAGATGAAATGCCCTTCGTTGTTCTCCAAGTATTTGGGGTCTCACAGCGACCGTGCAAAGCGATCTGTATTTGCACAACTGGAATCATGGCCTCCTGATCTGAAATGGCCTACTGATAAATCGATTGATTCGATAGACAGGACACATAAACGTCTGCAGAACCCATTCTTCATACTTCATCCAGACAGTATGAATGGAGATTCAATTGTGTGGATAAAGACTAATGGGTTTTACCCTAAAGAATTAAGGCCAAAAATTTAATGCTTTACGAAAGACAGATATCGAACGACTGTTTATAGTTACGAGATTCTTAAATACAAAACGAGGTGATGTGCGTACTGATATTATGTTTTCTTCATCGTCTGATGAGTGGGAAACCCCACAGGAAATATTCGATGCCTTGCATGAGGAGTTTAATTTTACATTCGACTTAGCGGCAAATAAAAGCAACACTAAATGCAACCGCTATTTCACTGCAGAAGATGATGCGCTTGATCAAGATTGGAGATCAGTCGGTCGTTGTGGATGGTTGAACCCGCCTTACTCTCGAAGGCTGTGCAAGCGATTCATACAAAAAGCCGCAGAAGAGCGTTTACGTGGATACTTGACTGTTGCATTGCTCCCTGCAAGAACGGACACGAAGATGTTCCATAAATACATCTATGATAAGAACGGGTGGCAGCCGAGGGACGGCATCGAGATTCGATTACTCTCTGGTCGGCTAAAGTTCAGTGGCAGTGTAAGCTCCGCACCATTCCCTTCGATGGTTGTAGTGTTTAGGCCGACATTGATTGACGCATGGCCTTATGAAATTCAGTACTGACGTTAGGTGACACATTATTAAACAAGGAGGTTACGTGGCAGTAGTAACAAAGCAACGCCCATCGCAAGGAAAATCAATTAATAGTTCGATGCGTCGGACTTCTGAAGAATTTGAATTACCAACAGAGAAGTCTATTCCCAAAACCAAGATTGGGGAATTTATCGTTCTTATATTTGGGGAAAAGAAGATTGGTAAGACAATGCTGTCGTCTCAATTCCCTAATGCATTTCACATGATGTTTGAGCCAGGGGGAAAATCGTTAGAAATCTATCAATCAGAATTTACTGATTGGGGGACATTCAAAAAAGCTGTTACTAAAATAAGAAGCGATAAACGATTCGATACTATTATTATCGACACCGTCGATCTGGCGTTCAAATCTGCAGAACGATACGCATGTGCTAAATTAGCAATTGATGACCCTGCTGATGAAGAATGGGGTAAAGGGTGGAGGGCTATTCGAAAAGAATTTGAACTACAAATACATCGACTCGTATCGGCGGGTAAAGGAGTTATTTTTATTTCCCATTCCATGGAACGAGAGATAAAAACCCGCCGAGGCTCCAGCAGCCATCGCGTGGTCAGCACAATGCCCAAACAGGCTGGAGAGATAATAGAAGGATTGGTCGATATATGGTCATGCTTTACTTATGACGGGGATAAGAGAATTTTGATCATTGGGGGAAATGAAGATGTATCTGCCGGCCATAGGCTGGATGATCGATTTAAATGGAAGGGTGAATCCGTCCACACGATACCGATGGGCAAATCTGCTGAAGAAGGATATAAGAATTTTGTTGATTCTTTTAATAATAAATTCAATCCTGATTCCAGAGAATCAAAATCCCCTGTAACCCAGGCGTTAAAGAGAAACGCATGAAATTAAGGACAACGAAAGGAGAATCAAAAGGGTACGTAGTCATGATTCCAACTAAGGGAAGGGCCGAACGAATCTATAAAGGGTTCAAGAAAATGCCTTTCCTGAACGACTCCAGGACATACGTAGGGATTGAACACAGAGAGAAAGATGACTATCAAGAATTCATAGATGAAAACGCTAATTGTACTTATGTGTTCTACCACAATCCGATGGGATCAGTGTCTTTCGCACGTCAACAACTGAAGTGCCATGCCGATATGACCTGCGTTGATCGTCGCTATATATTTACCGACGATAATGCAGTGTTTACCTTGGATTCGCTACTGATGTTGATTAAATCTTTTGATGCTTTTAAGAAACAAAATGGAAAACATTGCGTCATGGCTGGCGCTCATCCTACATCCGAGCATTTCGACCGAAATAGTAGGAAGGAGATGGAATCTTATGGTGAGGGGTTTAGGTCATATCCTCAACCGTCGATGATTTTCTATTGTGTAGAACAAAAGTTATGTAAAGACTACATTTTTCCTTACGATTCTTATGGTTTGGATGATCGGCATTTTTTTCTGTGGTTGATGAAGCGTGGGGTGCGTAATTTCAGAGTATGTCCCGATGCCCCATATTCTAAATCGCGTTATCAGAAGGGAGGACAAGGAACCATTGACGAACGAATGCTGAAATGCGGGAAAGCAATCGAGAGAATTGCACGAGATTTCCCAGAATGGGCAGGTTCCACCGGAACACTGCGTCTACCGTGGAAGTTTATTCTGAATTCAATCGACGGTAACACACCTGATCGTCTGGCTGGTGGAGCGATGCGATCACAAACTAAACTATTCTCTACAGGAGATACTGATGGATAACGCATTAAAGAATAAGTTGAAGAAAGCTCAGGACAATTGGCACGGTGCGAGGGAAAAAGCTAAAGAGAGTGCAGGATTTACCGAAGTGCCAGATGGTCGGTATTTGGCTAACATGACAAATGCTCAAATTTGCGAGTCCAGATCATCTGGTCGACTTCAGATTCAATGGACGTGGACGATCAGTGACGGTGAATTTGAGAAAGATACAAAACTAGATTTCGATGGACTGGAAACCGAAGATAATTTGGTTTTCCTAGGACGTAAGCTCTCTCGATTTGGGTACGATCTACCTGAAGATATTACAGAGATTGCTGACATTCTGGAAGAATTGATAGATAAACAGCCTTTGGCCAGGATCAGGTTAAAAACCAAAGGAGAGTTTCAAAATGTCTATGTTGATAAGTTGATGGGATCTGTGCCAATTGATGATGGAGATGATGGAGCCGACCCCGAATCGTTGGACGATGAAGATTCGGGAGATGTTGACGATGGGTCTGGCGACGAAACCGATGACAGTCGAGGTGATGAGCCAGACATGGATGAGCCAGACGATGAGTTGGATGATGAATCAGATGAACAACCTGTAGAAATAGGAATGCGTGTCGTTGCGACTACTAAAAAAGGTGAAGAGGTCGGAGAGATAATCGAGATTATCGAATCCGAAGGTAAATGCCGTGTGAAGTTGGATACAGGGCGTACGGTCAGGATTGATGTAAACAAACTGGAATCTGAGCCGATACAAGAACCACCGGAGAAAGCGAGTAGGTCATCTAAGAAACGTTCTTAGGGACTTTAACAGGGCGGGGGGTATGTGGGTTATGCCCCCCGTTTCGTTTTCCGCTTAGAACGCCCCTTAGGGCGTTTTGATTGTTTCTTTACGGGGGATGACGGTATGCCAATTACACCGTATGGACTAATGGTATCAATCTAAACAAATCTATGGTCGAGAAAGGTTATGCCTGATATTAAAAATATTGATCCATCTGACATAAGCGATGAAGATTTCCAAAAAGCTTCTGAATATGTGAAGAACACAGTAAGCATTTTAGATATGGAGTTACAGACTTCCGGCATCCCTGTTGGGATGTTCTTGGTTGGGATGGCCAGGTTCATGGGACATGAGATTTGGAAAGCGACCTCAGTTCTGGAGCCGGAACGACGGAGAGAACAAATAGAATCATTTTTAAAAATCATCAAATCTAGCGCAACTCCTGGAGAACGTGATGGTAGTTGAAGATCAAATAATGCACAATGAAGAATTTTTTCATAAATGCATTGCATTGATGCGACCTAAAGCTAAAGATTATGCATCTGGCAATGTGGTTTTTGTCGAATTACTTCGACAAGCTTGGGAAACAAAAGTTGAACCACCTATCGTGCTGTGGATTCTTCTCAGAAAACACATTTCAGCAATAAGAAATTTCACAGTGTTGGGTAGAACAGAATCGGAGAGCATAGATTCACGTTTGATGGATGTCGCTAATATGATGTCGTTACTGTACATGTGGAATAAATTCCCAGAAAATATATATGTCGATGCGACAGACTACATACTGGAACATGAAAGTTGCGAACGCCCGAATGCAGAAGAGTCATGTTTGGCGTTTCCAGAGGAAGAGAGATGTGATCGATGCGAATTCCTGAAATGGCTGGTTACGCAACAAAAAAACTTGGACTCAAAGGCAGAATCATCGCTGTTGACTCAGAGACAACTGGACTTTTCCCCTGGGCTATCAGAAACGTAGAATTGAATTTCGGTACAGAACGCCAACCGGACATAGAACGACGAGACGTACACCCAGCTAAAGCGTTCGCATGGTCGTTTTGCGACCTTGATGGGAATACTGCGTATATCAGGCACAAAGTCAATCCTCTCAATAGAGAAATTATCTACGAAAACAATTCTGATTGCAGGTTAATTAAAGATTTCTGGGCTGATGATTCAATAGTAAAAGTCGGCCACAACATCGCTTTCGATGTGTTGATGGCACGAATGGCTGGATATGAAGTGAAGGGTCCAATCATCGACACAATGATCCTGTCGCACATTGTATCTGCTGGGTCCGAAATGACATATGGACTCAAACCGTTGTGCAAAAAATGGTTTGAGTTTGAAGATGATGATAAAAAGGATTTACAGAAATCTGTTGCATCGGGACGGCGAAAAGCAAAGGCCAATCGTTGGGCATTCGGCAATCATATCATAGCGGGACGCACTCCCGCAGAAGCAGATTATTGGTTGGCCGATCCTGAACTATGCAAACGATACGCGATTCAAGACGTAGAGAGAACGATGTTGCTGTACCACTTTTTGTGGCCTAAACTACAAGAAGATCAAGGGTTAAAGAATGTATTCGACCGTGAAATGAAGCTATTCCATGTTGTTGCCAGAATGTCAGCAAAAGGAATAAGAATCTATAAGCGTCGGTTCAATAAGTTACGTAAATTCTATATCGAGTATATAGATGAGCAGACAAAGTTAGCCAATGCGAATGGCGGTGAAGGGATTAATCTTGGTAGCCCTATCCAATTGTGCAAGATATTCTACGATGAACGGAAATTGAAACCCGTCTATACAGAGAAAGGAAACTACTCTCTTCCAGGTACCCATTTAACTGAATTAGCGAAAACTGATAAATTAGCAGAATGCGTATTGGAGCTGCGAACAGCTAAAGGTATGGTGTCGTTAATAGATTCTTATGAACGATACTGGTTTGAAGAGTCTCATGATGTTTGGGTAGTGCGACCATCATGGCGTCAGTTGGCTGCCAAGACGGGACGACTATCCAGCTCAGACCCCAGCGTTATGAACGTGGCTGATGCTGAAACGGGTCTACGTAAGTCGCGAGTCCGTATGCGTCCCCGCGAAGCATTCGGCCCTAGGCCGGGACATATTCTATATTTCCCTGATTTTAAGCAGATGGAGGTTTGGGTATTTGCATCATTAGCTAAAGAACAATCTATGATGAAAGCTTTATTGTCTGGGAAAGATTATCACGGGGAGATATCTAGAAGTGTATTCGGGAAACGACCTGATTATATAGAACAATTTGAATACTATCGTAAATGCGCCAAACTACTGATGTTCTGTAAACTGTACGGGGGAGGGGTGAAACGCATCGCCTCACTACTGTTTCGAGACAAACGGTTTTTAACTGAAGAAGATAAAAAACGATCCCCAGAATCTTTGGCAAAAGAATTCCTTGACGATTACGAGAGTGAATTACCTGGGGTTCGGACATTCTCAGAAGAGATGACGAGGAAGGCTGAGGTGGATGGATTTATTCGGAACCCATTTGGGAGGCTTTATCATTTTGACAAAGGGTATGGATACAAATCAGTCAACTACTTGATACAAGGGACATCAGCAGAAATTATGAAAAACGCAATGATTACAGTCGATGCCGAGATATGCCAACGAGATTGGCCAGGAATTCATATGATTCTATCTGTTCACGATGAAATTGTGTTGGAGGTGCCATATAAATACCACTCACTGGAATTGATGAAACAAGTTATTAACTGTATGCAACGAGATAGCTCTACGTTGGGGATGCCTATCCCATTTCCAATCGATATGGCCGTATCGAATTCTTCTTGGAGTGAAGAAACTAAAATTGCTCCGTCTCTTTTGGGGTAGACTATGCGAATGGATCGTTTGACACTATGCAATGAGATATGCAGAAAGATACGTATATCCAGGATTGATAATCAAAAGAAATTTCTAACGAAAAGAGAACTACTATGTGTGTACAGCCATCTAAGTGCTGCTGAAGAAAACAAGGTTGATGGAATCGATGGTATCGAACCAGGAATTAATAGATGAAGAAATTCAGGGTATTTGAAACCCACGGAGTTATCTTCAACGCCACTAGAGGGGATGAACATTATGGGTTATGCCCATTCTCGGGAAAGGATGATAAGTTCTACGTAAACGAAAAGACGATGCTGTGGGATTCAAAGACTGCAGGAATCAGTGGAGATATTCCTAAATTTCTTTATGAAATATCAAAACAAAATGTTGAGCAATTAACTACACCTATTA